ATATGTGATCGGATAGTTGAACTTATGAACTATAAAAAAGGAGAACACGATGAGTGAAACGGAAATGAAAAACACTGAGCCAACTCAAGCTCCGATTGATGCTGTGGATAACACAGAATCATCTATTGAGGAGAAGACTTTTACACAGGCTGACTTGGACAAAGTCGTAGCAGACAGAATCGCTCGTGAGCGAAGAAAGTTTGAAAAAAGATATGAAGGGATTGACCCAGAATACTACAACGAATTGTCCGCAAAGGCTGAAAAGGAAAAACAAGACAAACTGAAAGCCAAAGGTGAGTTTGAACAGATTTTGAAAGACACAGTGTCTAAGAAAGATGAACAAATTAACCAATTGATGAATCAAGTAAAGACTATCAAAGTTGATGGTTCTCTACTAGATACTGCTTCCAAATACAAGGCCGTAAATCCAGGCCAAGTTAGTCAATTACTTAACGACCAAGTAAAGATGAATGAAGCAGGAGATGTTGAAATTGTTGATCCTAAAACAGGACAAGTGAGATACAATGACAAAGGTGAACACCTAACTATATCAGAACTTGTCGGCGAATTTTTAACTACTAACCCACACTTTGTGGCGGCAACACCAGCAGGTTCAGGTGCTTCAAGCAAGGTAGGTGATGTAGGGAGCAGTGAAAAGTTTGATATAACTAAACTAGATATGTCTCGAGCAGACGATAGGGCAAAATATGCCGAATATCGTAAGCAAAAAGGTATGTCATAATTTTTAACAAGGAGAAAATAAAATGGCTGGAGAAATTACTTCAACTACTACTACATTGAATGATCTGTTATCACCGATCGTTCAAGAAGCGATGTTCATTGCAAATGAAAAATCGCTACTAAGAGGCCTTGTAAGAAACTTTTCTGTTCCAAGAAACTCAGGTAAAGTTTTACAAGTTCCAATTTATCCAAAACAAACAGCGGCGGCTTTAACAGAAGCAGATGACCTAACAGCATCAGCAGTATCAACTAATGTTGCTAACATCACATTATCTGAAATTGGTTTAATGACTAATGTTTCTGACTTATCAGTGAACTACTCAGAATCAAATGTGGTATCAGACATTGGTAGACTATTTGGTGAAGCAATCGCACTTAAATTAGACCAAACTGTGGCAGATGAGTTTGACAACTTCACAACTACAGAATTAGGAAATGGTGCTGGCAATTTAGCACCAGCTGACATTTTTGAAGCAGTTGCGAAATTAAGAACTAAATCAGTTGATCCAGCAGGTTTAGTATGTGTGGTTCACCCACTTGTGGCTCACGATGTTAAATCAACAATCACATCAACTTTTGCTGATCCAAACGGTATGGTTGGTAATGAAGCAATGAGAAATGGTTTCATCGGCAGACTAGCAGGTGTTCCTGTATACGAATCAGCGGCTATCACATCAGCAGGTGGTGTGTCTAAAGGTGCTGTGTTCCACAGAGATGCTATCGGTTTAGCAATTGGTGAAGACATTAAAATTGAAACTCAAAGAGATGCTTCAGCAAGAGCTACTGAGCTTGTTGGTGTAGGAACTTTCGGTGTTGCTATGTTAGAAGAAACATACGGTGCTGAATTAAACTATATCACAAGTTTATAATAACATCATTTATAGTGGGGGGCGACCCCCACTATATTAACAAGGAGACACGATGGCGAACTACACTACTGATGCTGATATTTTAGAATATGAGCCAACTATAAAAGAATTTGGTGTGATAGACTTTAGTGATTATCACTCTAAAACCACTGCTGACATACAAAGACATTTGAGAATTGAATGGTGGCCTCGTGTGAGAAGAGCCAAAGATATTGGTCGTTATTTTGCTTCCACAGGTTTAGAAATGGACACAACCCGATTAACTGACAGTCAATTCAAAAGAACAGCAGTGTTTCATTGTCTAGCATACTACATATTACCACAACTCACACAGCATATGCCTGATCCAGACAGATTCAGAATGATGATAGATTTTTACAAAGCAAGATTCAGAGAAGAATTTGATCTTGTGCTACAGGACGGAGTTGAATACGATTGGGATAATGATGGTGTTGTGGAAGATGATGAAAAACAAACACAGCATTACAATCGATTGGTAAGATAATATGTCTAATATTAGAGATGACATAGCCAAAAACATAGTCCAACAACTGCAAGGAATTGAAGTTCCTAAAGTTGTTTTGGTATCAAGGAATCCCATAAATCCCACAGATTTATCAATTGCACAATTTCCAGCCATAGTGGTAAGAACAACCAGTGAATTAAGAACTGATGAAGCCATGGTCACTACAAGATTTGGTGAAATAGAATACACTATACAATGTTATGTGAGAGCCAATTCCAGTGCAACCACAGTGAACAATTCAATAGACGAACAAAAGAACACATTAGTTGAAGCCATTGAAGAAAAACTAGAAGAAGATAGAAAAAGAAATGAATTGGCTTTGAACAGTTATGTGACCAATGTGATAGCAGATGATGGTTCAATATTTCCAATTGGAAGGGTTGATATTACTTACATAGTTCGTTATAAATACACACGAGGAACATTATAATATGGCATATAGACAGATTTTTAAAAACGGTCAATCCCAATCAGTAAGTGGGAGACTAGCAAAAGAATTAACAGCCAATGAGGGTTGGAGCTACACTGATGATTCAGTGAAAGCCACACTCAAAGCAGTTAAAACTGTGAAACCCAAAAAAGCCAAAGTTGAGGTAGAAGCAGAAATAAAAGTGGATTCACCATTCAATGATGGTAATCCCGTAAACACAGACTTTGGCAATGAAAATGAGGAGAACTAACAATGGCAATCTATTCAGGACACGACGGTGAATTTAGATTCATCAATCCAACTGGAACACCAGCCGCTATTGCTAACATGAGAAACTTCACAGTCGAATCCACACAGGATGCGGTCGAAGTGACAACTATGAGCGGATCAGGTTTCAGAGATTACTTACCAGGACTATCAACTTTCACAGTGACAGCTGACATTTACTATGATGATGCCGATCCGGCAACTGTTGACTTGTTTGAAGCAGTATCAGAAGATATGATCACAGATGCTGATGCGGCCACTTATGTGAATGCTGACTTTGAAGTGTATCCAACTGGTAATGAAACTGGCAATCAAAAGTTATCAGGTAAAGGTGTAGTGACAAGTTTTTCAATCACATCAGCAGTTGATGGTATGGTTGAAGCGAGTGTGACTATTCAAGGATCTGGTGCTTTAACTATTGGCACAGCATCATAATCATTCAGGTGTTTTATGATCAGTGTTCGTTTGAAAAGCTCTAGAAGTATCAAAGATCTACAAACCCAAGTTCAAGGGTTGATTCGAGATATTAAAGAGAAAACTTATCAAACAGCAAAATCACTAACACCTGTTGATTCTGGTTATGCTCGTAGTCAATGGAAAAAACGAGACCAAGCAAAGGGCTTTAAGGTGACCAATGCCACACCATATATCCCTTTTTTAGACCAAGGCTGGAGTCGTCAGGCTCCCAAAGGCATTACAAAACCCACTGTGAGGACTATCACAGGATATATGAAAACTAAAAGCAGGAGATTAAAACGATGACTGACACGGACAAAAACAAACAATCAGCTATTGACATAGCAATAGGACACTTTCAAAACAAATTGAGCGGTGGCCTAATGAAATATCATAGTGAGGATTGGGGTTTAGACATATACTACAAAGCAACAGCCAGTTTGGCAGTTGAAAACAAGATCATGTCTTTACAACAACAAAACAAAACAGCAGAGGCACTTGTAGAAAGTATCATTAGCAAGGCTTTGAATAAAAACGGCGACAAAATGTTCAAGCCAACTGACAAAGCAAGATTTTTACACGAAGTGGATCCACAAGTTATTATCAAAGTGGCTACTGTGCTTAACAATGCCAATGCTGACACTGTTGAGGAAATTGAAAAAAACTAACAGGGGACAGGCACCTTTTTAACCAAGTTGCCCTAGCTGACTATCTAAAAATCACGATAGCAGAATTACAGAAAATGTCCCAAATCGAGTATAAGACTTGGTTAGCATACTTTCAAATTCGCAAAGCAGAACACGATAGAGAGATGAGGAAACAGGGTGGCAACAGAGCAAATAATATTAGAAGGAGTTAATAAAACTGATGCCGCATTTAGAGGTGTCAGAAAAAACTTAGCCAAAGTAGAAACTTCTGCTAAAAATATTGGCACAAGTTTTAGTGGCTTACAGAAAACACTGGTAGGTGTTGGTGCCGCTTTGGCCACTGGTGCATTTGCAAAATCAATCATAACTACATCAATGAGGTTTGAAGATTTACGAACCTCGCTTAAATCGGTCACAGGCTCAGCTAAAGAAGGTGCTGAAGCATTTGACTTTATAACCAAGTTTTCAACAAGAACACAATTTAGTGTAGAAGATTTAAGCACAGCATTTATCAAACTCAAAGCTTCAGGTATTGAACCCACTGAAGAACTATTAAACACATTCACAGACACTGCCGCTATCACAACAGATCAACTTGGCACACTACAAGCCATGACTGACTTGTTTAGTAGAACAGTATCAGGTGGTTTGGGTTTAGAAGAACTAAACAGATTAGCAGATAGAGGTGTTCCAGTATTTAGAATACTTGAGGAACAACTTGGCATAACAAGATTACAAATAAGTGAGTTTGGTAAAACAGCAGAAGGTGCCGCACAGATTACAGCGGCTTTAAGCAAAGGTATTCAAGAAGGTTATGGTGGTGCAACACAAAATGTTTTAGACAACTTGAGCACAAAGTTTTCCAACTTGGGCATAGCGGCTGATAATGCAAAAGATCAAATTGGACAAGCTGGCTTAACTGGTGCATTAGGTGATGTTGTAGAAACACTCACAGAAGTTATTATTGAAAATGAAAACTTCCAACAGAGTTTGGGTAGAGCATTAGGTGGTGTAGTTGGTAAATTCAATGATGCATTAGTTTATATGACTGAAAACACCGACAAATTAGCAATAGCCTTTGGTGCAGTGGCAGGTCCAGCTGTGGGTGGCTTATTGATTACAACACTTACTGGTGTAAGAAAAGCATTTAATTTATTAACTATAGCAATGATGAGGAACCCATTTGGACTTATATTAGTAGCAGTTTCAAGTTTGATTGGTGCTTTAAGTGTGCAAAATGGTTTGGGTAGAACTGTTGCACAAGTTTCAGCAGTGTTTGATTATTTTGGTGGAATACTTGGTAAAGTGAGAGATTATATTGCATCAAAAGTTGCTAGTGTTATTGACTTTTTAAAAGAAAAGTTTTATGGCTTTTTGGACTCACTTATTGATGTTTACAATTACATAGCTGACATTATTCCAGGCTTACAGCGATTTGACAAAGAAGCAAGAGCACTTGTTAGTGATGCTGTTGCACCTTTGGGTGATGCATTTGCATACACAACTGAAAAAGCTGGTAGCTTGTTAGAAAAATTACAAAACACAGAAGCATTCCAAACAGCCATTGGAGCAGGATTAGATTTAGCAAAAGTTATTGAAGAAGCAGGCAATGATTATGATGTGGCTATGCAAAAAATTGAAAACTTTAACAAAGCATTAGAAGGTTCAAAAACACAAGGTAGTGCATTCGGCGGTGCATATGTTGATGCAATGAACAAAAGCACCACAGCAACCAACAACACTACTAAAGCAACTGATAAACTTGACAAAAAGATTGAAGCAGTTAAAAATCAAGCAGAAGCATTTGGTGGAGCATACATTGACAGTGTCAACAAAAGCAAAAAGAGTCTTGAGCAACTTACTGAAGAAACAAGTATGTTTAAATCATACAGTGATGGCTTTATTGGTGAAATGAAAAACCAAATGAATGTGTTTGAACAATTGGGACAAGCAGGAGCCAATGCTTTCAACAGCATGGCAGATGGTTTGACACAGTTTGTGATGACAGGTAAATTCAATTTCAAACAGTTTGCCAACAGTGTTATATCAGACCTAGTTAGAATAGCGGCCAAACAAGCCATAGTGTTTGCTTTGAAAAAAGCCATAGGTTTCTTTGGATTTGGCATTCCTTTCTTGGCAGACGGTGGCCCAGTCAAAAAAAATAAACCATATGTTGTAGGGGAAGAAGGTCCGGAATTGTTTGTTCCTAATTCCAGTGGTAATGTTATAAGCAATCAAGATTTACAAAAAACATCAGGTTCCAGAGTTGGTGGCAAAGAAGTGACAGTGAACTTCAATGTGACGGCCATGGATGCAGAAAGTTTTCAAGGCAAGTTGGCAGAGCAGAGAGATACTATTGTGAGTATAATAAATGAGGCGGTGACTGATACAGGCAGAGCACCGATCACAGCATAATGGCAAAGTATCAAGGTAGGCAGGTAAAACTTAACACACCAATGAGAGGTGATGTTAAGAAGTTTAAGGTTTTTGTGAGAGACACAAAAACTGGCAATGTGAAAAAGGTCAATTTTGGTCAAAAAGGAATGAGTATTGGCCGAAATGATCCCAAAAGAAGAAGCAGTTTCAATGCCAGAATGGGTGCTGTGTTAAATAAAGTAAAAGGACAAAAGACTTTATCACCAGCATATTGGTCATTGAAGGCTTGGAAACCAGGATTTAAGATATAGGAGGGCAGTGGCTCGAGCGAAATTTGATAAGGAAAAAATTACACACGAATCTACTCCGAAGAAAACTTCGATAGGTGGAGGGAGACACTCAAAAACTATGATGAACAAATCCAAAAGAAGAAGTTATAAACGATACAAAGGACAAGGTAGATAATGGCTGGATTTTTTAATGATTTTACACCACAAACAGATTACATTCAAGCAATTGAATTGACAAGCAATCAACCCAGTGTGCAAACACAAAGTATCAGTGGTAGAAGACAGGTTAGAAGTTTTGCTAGCCAATTTTACAGTGCCAAAATCACATTACCACCCATGACAGAAACAGATGTGAGAAAGGTATATGCTTTTTTGGTAAGACAACAAGGTGCCAATGAAACATTTACCATAGCCCCAGCCAATCTAAAGAATGTGACAGGCACACAATCAGCCAGCGAACCAGTTCAAGCAGGCACAACTGGTGATTCAAGCATAGACATAGACAGCGGTTTTGGCAAATTCAAAATGGGTGATTTGATCAAGTTTTCGGGACACAGCAAGGTGTATATGATAACTGAAGATCAAGGTGGTGCCAGCACAACAATAAATTTTGAACCACCTTTGGTGGCAGATGTGGGAGGGACAGAAACAATTGAAAGTGGTTCTAACTTTGTGATGACAGTGAGATTGACAGGAGACAAATACTCATATACACTGGATCACGAAGGGTTTGGATACATAGAATTTGACATAGTGGAGGCAATATAATGGCTAGATCAACCGCTACTATAACATCAGAACTACAGCAAGATTCCAACAACTGTTTCCATCTCATAGAACTACATTTTGATGATGCCACTTGGGACGATGTGTTTCTCACAGACAATTTCCACGACATAGATTTAGACACACCCACACAATCCGCAGTGAAAACATTCACAGCAGTGGGTGGTTTGTTGGGCTTTGCACCAATACAAGAAACAACCAAATTGGCAGTCAATTCAATCACAGTGAGTTTGAGTGGTGTGGACAACACCACGGACGGCATTATATCTAAATTAATGACAGCACCAATCATGAACAAAAGAGTTATAATTTATAGAAGTTTTGGTGTTGCAAACAACACAGACACAACTAAAACTTATTTGATATTTGATGGCAATGTGAAAAGTTGGAGCATAGATGAAAGTGAAGACAGCAGTCAGATCAGTGTGAATGTGGCCACACACTGGGCCAACTTTGAACAAAAAAACGGCCGTATGACAAACTCAAGCACACAAAGAAACACCATAAGATACAACAGCACACAAGCATTCACAAATGATGATGGTCTAGTGTATGCTTCAGCGGCCATAGGTGACATACAATGGGGACCAACTAACTAATGATGGGCATAACAACTAAAATAAGAACAGCAGTCACACAAGACATACCACATATTATGAAATTGGCAGAAATGGAATACAATATGTTTGAAACAGAGTTACCTTTCAATCATGAGCTGTGTGAACAATATGTGTTTCACACAATCACTGATTCCAACAGTTTGGGCATAGTGATAGTGGATGCCCGAGAACGACCTTTTGGTTATTTGAGTGGCAGTATTGATTTTATTGATATGACCACAGAGCCCACAGCAATAACACATCATTGGTTTGTGAACAATCCTCAATCACAGTATGGACGAAAGAATTATGGCTTAGAACTTTTGGCGGCATTTGAAGGTTGGGCAAAAATTAAAAACTGTCGCAACATTAGAGTAGGCATCAGAATGAACCCTAACCGTAGAAGAGCATATGACAGAACATTTCGAACAATAGGTTATGAACCAAATCAAGTGTTTTACTGCAAGGAGTTAAAAGATGGGCGGTAATCCTTTTAAAGGTATTGTAAAAATATTCAAAAGAATTGTGAAAGCAATAGCCAATATCTTTACTGGCTTCATGGGTGCTTTTGGTATGAGCTACGACACACCAGAGTTTGGTGGTGGTGGTGATTATGAAGCACAAACACAAGGTATCACAGTCAACAAACAATCAAATGTGGCAGGTATTCCTGTGGTATATGGTCGTAGAAAAGTAGGTGGTGTCAGAGTGTTTGTGGGCACTAGAGGTGATGACAACAAATATCTCTATGTGGCATTGGCAGTGGCAGAAGGTGAAATAAATGCCTTTAAAAGAATATGGATCAATGATGAACTACAGAGCATAGAGAACTTTGCGGTAAATCCCACTGATGGCACCACTGTTGATGTGGCCAGTGATTCCAAATACTATGTGGATGGAGCCAAAGCAAAATTCCAATTTTTCACAGGCA